TGCTTGGTTTCAAAAAGAAACAAGAAATATGTCGAAGAGAGAGATTGCACAAGAGCTTGAGTGTAACTTTAACGCTTCTGGTGAAACTGTTGTGCATGGAGATGACCTAAACAGGATCTTAGAAAACGTCAGCGACCCAGAGAGGAAAACAGGATTTGATAGAAATTATTGGATTTGGGAAACTCCCCAAGAGGGAAGAGATTATCTAGCTATTGCAGATGTTGCCCGAGGCGACGGCTCAGATTACAGCGTGTGTCAGATAATAGATGTGCAGACTATGAATCAAGTGGCCGAATACCAAGGAAAGATAACTCCGGATATGTTTGCTCCACTACTTTTTAGCATGGCTACAGAATACAACCAGGCGTTGCTTGTCACAGAAAATAATTCTTTGGGTATTGGGGTGCTTAGTAGGCTAGAAGAACTTAATTATTCTAACATATATTATAGCATTCGATCTACGCATGAATATGTTGACCAGGCTACATCAGAAGCGATAGGTGGAGTAGCTGGCTTCACTATGTCAATGAAGACTAGACCATTGGTTATCGCTAAGTTTGAAGAATTCGTCAGAAACAAACTAATTAATATTAACTCTAAGCGTCTGGCTAGCGAAATTAAAACTTTTGTGTGGCATAATGGCCGACCGCAGGCGATGAGAGGTTATAATGACGATCTTGTTATCGCAACTAGTATCGGATGTTGGGTTAGGGATACAGCATTGACTGTTAATAAACGGGAGTTAAACTATAAAAAAGCAATGATAGGTGGTATATCTGTTAGTAATAGTACCTTTAACACTAAGATACCTGGGATGCAAGGATATAAGCCTCGTAAAGGACCAGAAAAAACTTTTGAAGGTAATGACGGAAAAAACTATGATCTATCTTGGATTATTAAGGGATAAAAATGGCAGACAATAGCAACCAACACAAGAGCGACCAAAACAACCCCCGCAATCAACAGTCTGGCTTGTTCAAAAGACTTACCAGATTGTTTAGTGGGCCTTTGGTCGATTATAATCAGCCTACTGTTACAAGAACGACAGCTAGGACTGTGACAAAGTATAAATTTACAACAGCAACTGGCAAAGAGTTTAAGAAGAAGGAGTATTATAATCCTTTTTCTGGATTACAGAGCAAAGTTTTACTTAATAGAGATAAACAGCTAAGGTATACCGATTTTGATCAGATGGAGTATATGCCAGAGATAGCTTCTGCTTTGGATGTCTATGCTGATGAGATAACTACGTCATCTGAGATCAACCCTCTTGTGCATATTGATTGCCACAATAGGGAAATAAAAGAAATAATCAAAACATTGTTATATACAGTGCTTAATGTAGAGTCAAACCTTTTTGGCTGGGCTCGCAGCATGTGTAAGTTTGGCGATTATTATCTTTATCTTGACGTGGATGATGATTTGGGCGTAACAAACGTTATCCCGCTGCCAGTTCGTGAAGTTGAGAGGGTCGAAGGAAAAGATCCAACGAATCCCAACTATGTGCAATACTACTGGTCTGGAGATTCCCAACCCGGCGTTACGTTTGAAAACTGGCAGATAGCACATTTCAGAGTTCTGGGCAATGACAAGTATGTCCCTTACGGAACCTCCGTTTTGGAGCCCTCTAGAAGAATTTGGAGGCAGTTGACTCTTTTGGAAGATGCCATGATGGCCTACAGAATTGTTCGCTCACCAGAACGAAGAGTCTTCTACATTGATGTTGGAAACATCCCGGCAGAAGATGTTGAGATGTATATTGAGCAAGTAAAGACCCAAATGAAGCGTAATCAAATTGTAGATCAAGATACGGGAAGAGTAGATTTACGCTATAATGCCATGAGTATTGATGAAGACTATTATATTCCAGTTCGTGCTGGGCAATCATCCCGCATTGAAACCTTGGCAGGTGGATCATTTACTGGGGACATTGATGATGTAAACTATTTAAGAGATAAATTGTTCTCGGCGCTCAAGGTTCCGAAAGCTTACTTAGCACAGGGTGATGCTATGGAGGATAAAACCACCTTAGCACAAAAAGACATTAGATTTGCAAGAACTATCCAGAGGCTCCAAAGAGTAGTATTGTCTGAATTAGAGAAACTTTGCATTATTCACCTTTTTACACTTGGATATCGTAATGCGGATCTAACCAACTTCAAGTTGACTCTTAATAATCCATCCAAGATTGCTGATTTGCAAGAACTTGAACACTTCAGGACCAAGTTCGAGATCGCTGGCGCAGCTACGGATGGATACTTCTCTAAGCGATGGATTTACAAAAATGTCTTTAAACTTGATGATGACGAAATTGAAAGAATTATGTTTGAACAGTTTGGTGACTCTAAGCATGCCGCCTCAATAGAATCAGTGGGTACAGCCGCTGGCGAGGCAATGACTGCCGCCGTTGGCACTGGTGCTGATGACGCCGCCGCTGGAGATATTGGGGGAGATGACCTCGGAACAGACGATCTTGGTGGGGGAGACACAGGTGATACTCCTGCTGCCGACGACGCTGAAGAAGAGGGACCGCTTCTGGCAGAGCCTGGACAAAGGAGCGATAATGGCTATGAAGAAGTTAAGCTAGATGGACGCCAAGCCGGCGCTAGACTTCGAAGTTATTTAGCTAGTGCGGGAGAAAGCGTGGCCTCTAGCTCAGATAGAAACCTATATAAAGGGTGGTCTGGTGAAATGAGACCCCTTTCAAGGGGAACTGTCGGAGAAGCCTTAGATCGTGAAGAAATTTTATTAAAAGAAGCTAATAACGACGTGCTTCGGCTAATACAAGATTTGGAAAAAAACAATGAGAACTAAACACAACAAAAAAAGAAACACTGCTTTTGTTTTTGAGGCTCTTATTAGGGAAGCTACTAAGGCCATTGTTTCTAAAAACTCATCGAGAAAAAATAAAGTTGTTTCTATATTGAGAGAACATTTTTCGAAAGGGTCTGTTTTGGGCAAAGAGTTGAAGTGCTATAAGGCTCTTCTCGAAACAAATGAGTTAGATAAATATACCGCCGAAAAAATGATATTTCACGCTAGAGAGGAACATAGAAATATCCCTCAGGGTGAGATATTCTTAGAACAAAGCAAGCTTATTAAGATCATCAACAAAGATCTTGGACCAGCAGTGTTTTCAAATTTTGTTCCAAATTATAAAAGCTATGCTACAGTAAATCAAATTTTTAATGGTGCCACCTCGGTAAAGAAACGTGTGATTCTGGAAAAAGAAATCTTAGACTCCTTATCTTCTGATAAGCAGCTTGTTGAGTCCAAGCTTAAGCCAGTGGACAATCTGGTTGTTAACACTTTTGTTAATAACTATAACGATAAATATAAAGACTTGTTACCAGAACAAAGAGACTTGTTAAACAGGTACATCATTTCTTTGGGAGATAACTATACCGACTTCCAGCTTTATCTGGTTGAAGAATTGACTAGAATTAGAAATAAAGTACAAGAGTCGCTGAGCTTACCGGAAGTAAAAGATGATCAAGAGATGCTTAGCACTACCAAGGTTGTCCTGGAGAGGGTTGACTCATTTGATGTTGCAAACATATCAGGACAAGAACTTAAGAAGGTCTTGAAGCTTCAGAACTTAGTAAGAGAGTATGAATCAGATGCCTCTGAAAATTAAGATAAACAAACCAGAACTACCCAAGCCACCTCAGGCCACTGTAGAGCTACAGATTCGTAAAACTTTGGGCGGTAATTTGTTAATTATGGACCACGATAAGATGAATATTGTTGTTTCACCTTCGGCTAAGACTGTATCAGTCATACCTAAGATGTATTCTGGGGACAACTCTAACATATATAGCTACCAAAGAGACTTGATCCAATCTTTAGAAGAAGGTGGTGTAGTTAGTCATAATATGATTCAAGGTGGTTTGAAATTTGGAGTATTAGAGGCTAAGATTGAAGAGTCTGGTGAGGGTATTGACTCTATACAAGTTGCTCTTTTGGAAATAGAAAAATATATTAAGAAAAGCTTGGGTGAAGAAATTAAATCTGCACAATATGATAAGGATATTGAAGATAGGTTTACTGATCCCGAGGACTCTGAGACAACGGAACTTGGGGAAGTTACCCCTACAGAAGAGACTCCGTATGGAAGAGCTAGTACTTATGATATACCATATAGCTTTGTTGGCTATGGGTATCTGTATTAACTGAGGCCAATTTGGAACTATTTTATTTTATTCTGTCTTGTTACGGTCTTACACAAATATTAACTTTTTCTAAAATTTTCGAGAAATTAAGACCAACTCATTATTTTTTTCATTGCCCTATGTGTGTAGGCTTTTGGTCTGGTGTTCTTCTTCTGTTCCTAAACCCATTTACAGAACTATTTACATTTGATGTTTCATTAGTTAACGGACTTTTGTTAGGCTCGTTATCTTCTGGGACATCTTATGCGTTGTGTATGCTCATATCGGACGGAGGATTTCAATATGAATACCGAACTAAAAGGGATGTGGACACGAAAATGGATGCTAAGACCAGTAACAAACTGTTGCAGGGGTAGCAGTATCGTGCGGGTAGCGCCCGCTTTTCAAGGAGATAAAAATGAATAAGAAATATGTCTTACAAGAGTTTATGAATCTAGATTACAGTGATAATCTTCTCACCGAAGAGGAGAGGGAAGGTAATCGTAACGGCACGCACCTTGTTGTTGCAGGTAAGATACAATGCGCCGAAGCTCAGAACGGTAATGGACGTGTTTATCCTCGTCCGATCCTTGAGCGAGAGATGAAAAATTATGAAAAGCTTGTCCGAGAAGGTCGAGCCATCGGCGAACTAGACCACCCTGATACATCTGTGGTGGAACTCAAGAACGCCAGCCACGTCATCACTGAAGTGTGGTGGGAGGGCGACGATGTGATGGGCAAGATGAAGATTCTAAACACCCCAGCCGGTCAAATAGCCAAACAGCTTGTTCAGGGCGGTGTACAGCTTGGTATTTCAAGTAGAGGACTTGGGTCAACTAGACAAGAGGGCAACGTCACTATGGTTGAGGATGACTTCCAGCTACTGTGCTTTGACTTAGTATCAGAGCCAAGCACTACTGGTGCTTATCTCGTAGCAGAGAGTCAAGTAAAGACTCATCTGACCAAGGCCGACAAAATTAATCGTGCGCTTAACGATGTTCTCGGAGACGACGAATAATGTCAGCCGGTTTTGGCGCTAGCGGTAGTGGTGGACAGGGATTTGCAATTCGGCTTGAGGCCGATGGTGACACAAAGCTAGGAAAT